ACCTAATAGACCAGGATATTTTGCTGCAACGCCAAAGTAATCGGTATTTGCCCAACCGCCACTACCAACACCAGCTGATCTAAATGTATTGAACCAATCATCATCATTTTGAATTAGAACACCAGTTCCATTGGATGTAGCATTCTTAGAACCTGTGTTGATTGCACGAACAATCTTCAAGTTGTTCCCATATGCCAAGAAGCTTGCTGCAGTTAAAAACGAAAGATAGTTTGTGTCATCTGGCTTACCGAAAACAGAAGCAAGAGTATTTTCGCTATCTACAGTAATAACCGTATTGGCTGGACCCCAAGAAAAATCACCCACAAAACCGCCATTTGTAGTAGAAACGACAGGAACAACGGTTGTAAGATCAATTTCAGTAGTAACTACGCCCGGACTCAATTGAAATGGCATTGTTTACTCCTTTCAGAAGTAGAGAATTTTGATGCTTATATGATATTATTTATAGAAAAGTAGTTTTTCAAAAACGACCTCTCCAGTCATATTCATAGCTATCCAATGGCGCTTTCAATTTTCTTTCTTCTAGCCATTGTCTTTCTATATCAGCCACTTCCATATCTCTATCATTTATACCATCATCAATGACACCAAATGGCACCAAATCTTCTTGAGAAATGTTCAATTGCTCTTTCTGTAGCACAGATCGTATGTCGCCGTTCAATGATTCCCTAAAGTTTCTCTGTGCAATAAACCATGCAAATAGAACAAGTGTCATGGCTAAATCATCATGACTGCCCTCTTCAGCAGCGAAAGATTCACGAGAAGCGACAAATGTCATCAATTCCATGATCGTATCAGCATCATTTATTAGCAGCTTGTCACTCTCAACAAGGGTCTTTAAGTTTGAACAACCAATGCGTTTTGTAGCTACAGATGTCTTGACACCAAACTGGATCTTTTTTGTGTGTCCATAAGACATTTGTTGTCCTTGTCTTGGCTTTATTTGTATCTTGACTAGATTTTCATACTCAAGTTCATGGTGTATAATATCAGCTATCTGTTGTCCAATATCATTTATTTCAACCAAAATATAAGCATTGTTATAAGCAGTGGCTGCATTGAATATTAGTGTAGGATAAAGTAAAGGTGATATCTCTTTATCACGATATTTTGCAACTTGTTTATATGGTATACTCGTCACATCCATAATTGAAAATGCTGAATAATCAAGACCTTGACCACGAGAAACGTCAACAGTCACGACATATGTGTGATCTTTTTGCGGCTCTTCAAGAATGTCAAGTTTATTGTCTTGACGAATTGGATTATTGAATACGAGAGTCTTGAGTTTGGAGCTGGATATTAGGGTGTGCGATGAACCAACGAATTCTGTTTCAAACTCAACTCGGAACTGATCAAGCGATGTATTTCGTATTGTTTCTTCTTTCCATCTTTCATCACGACCAGGTACTTGCGACCAATGGACTTCAATCGGCACATAATTGCTTCTCTTGCTTGTTGCATCAGACCACATACGATAGAAATGATTCAAACCGTTTGGTGTAGAAACGACAAGAACCTGAGATGTTTTACCAGAAGAAATCGTAGGATAAACGGAGTTGAAGAACTGATCTGCCTGATTGTTTGGCACGAACGCATATTCGTCAAGGAATAGGATGTTATATGAACCACCACGAACTGCGCTTGACGATGTTGCAGCTGCTAGAACCTTGGATCCGTTTTCCAGTTCAATGTTACCTTTATTCCAAGTCACGATACCTTGCTGTAGCCAAATAGGTAAATTTTCATATGCAAGCTGTAGACGGCTCAATAGTTCTCTCGCGGTTGATCCTTTGTTTGCAAGCATTGCAACGCTTGTATTATCACGAAATAGAATTTGATGTAGAAGATATGCAATGATCGTCGTTGATTTACCAACCTGACGAGGCATTTTGCACACGACGAAACGATTCTTGTGAAATGTTTCCAACATGTGTTTCTGAAAGTCCCACATCCTAAATGGAACAAGACCTTGATCTACGTTGACGATTCTAATATAATTCAATGCAAAGTATACGGGATCTTCCGAACACTTTACATATTCCTTGATTTGATCTTGTGTCCACTCAATCTTTACGCCTGCGCGTTTCAGATTGGGATTAGACATATATGAGGTAACTTCAGCCATCTTGTTCTTTGCTCTGTCTTAGTAGCTTTTGTAGCTCTGCAGTTGATCCAACAAATACTGCATTCTGTACATTTACACCAGAAGCGGACTTTGGATTTTCTTCGTTTAGATCTTTCATTTTCTTTTGAAGATCTATAAGTTCTTTTGTCACTTCTGAAATGTTCTTGATCATACCTGCAACAACTTCATATGCTCTTGGAGACTCGCTTTGTTTTGCAACAAAAAGCAATTCATCAAGTGCTTCTTCACCTTTACGCATTAGACTACGAATGGTTTGTCGTGTCAAATCGTAATCGGTTTGTGCATCGTTAGTTGACTCAATAACTGGAACAACTTCTTGATTTGTTTTTGTTACTGGTTCGATGTTCAATATTTCACTTAGATTATCATCAATTTTGCTCATTACTGACCTAACGTATCTGGAAATTCTATGATTGTTTCGGTAAAGCCGAAGTCACTATTTACATTTGCTGTCAATGGATCTGGTGTAACTGATCCAATAACAAGTTTGATATTTGAAACATATGAACTTGCAACATTCCATGATGCACCAGACGACGCACCAGTTATATCTACATTTGCTGTAAACGCCCCAAAACCATTCTTTGATCCGTATATGTCTTTAATATATAACTTTCTATTTAATGTATCGTGTTCAATAACTTCTGCTTTTGCATTTGGAAATTCATATGTGCCGCCCTGCCATATTAGTTCACCTTCTTTAAATGAATTAAATCCCCCAGATTGTAGATTTAAAACGTATATTGGTGACCCACCAGCTGATCCACTTGTATATGAGCCATATATGTTTGTATTTGCTCTTGTGATAATTTTTGAATCTGAAATTGGACCAAATAGCATAGCTCTTACACTAAATGATAAATCAAATATCACCATTCTAGTCGTATCATCATCATGCGAACTTTCATAATCAACCGTATAAGCAACTGAATTCAACATGATAGGAATATCTTTTTTGATTCCCATTGTACTTACAAGATCCAGAGTCAATGTATAATCTGGATTGAAAATAGGTAGTATTTGTTCAACTATCTGCCATCCGTCTTCAATGTTACGCACATAAATTGACAAACTAAATTCATAGTTATATGGAACGCCCATATATTGAGTTTTTTGCGTTGTACTTGTTGCAGTAGCTTGATTGGTATTGCGAATCAAGCTATTTTGTTTTCTTGTAGGATCGTATTCAACACCAACAATTTCAAAAGAAATTCTAGGTAATGACACCTGAATACTTTTGAGCAAATTTGGATCGCCTTTGATGCGATTATAAAACTTCTCTTTTTGTGCATATACAATAGGAACAAGCATACGCTCAAGTTCAGTTGTTCCCGCTTTATTGTATCTTACCAATTGGAGTTCATTGAACAATGAACCAAATGCAACGACAATCTTGCGTGTTATACGATGATAGAAATGATTTCCAAATACACCTGACATTATGGTTCTCCAAACGGATTGGTTTCTGTAAAGTCAATAATGCCATTTGCATCTGTTTGTATTTCAAGATTGTTTGTCAATTCATCAGATATACCATCAAAGTTCTGTCTATCAAATGATGATAACGTAAAGTTTGCATTTGATGTTGCACCACGAATTGCTGTTGCAGTAGAAAAGATTCCTTTCATATTGATCAATTGAAGAGTATTATTTGCAGGAAACCAATTCTTGACAATTGCATTAACTGAAGATGAAGCAAGACTTGCACCTTGATAGACACTTTCGCCCTGTTTATATGCACCTGTTCCACCGGCAGTCATTGTCATGCTCTGCGTATATGAATATGCACGACCAACATCATCAATATCCTTGACACCCGTATTAAATCTTTCATTTGAGAACTTGTATAGTTCAAGAGACAGTTCATAATAATAGAACAATGGTGGGCGACGACCTAACGTATAGAAGTTTCTTTCTTCTTCTACATATTTGATTTCGTACATATTTGCAAGTGCCGGAATGTAAACAAGATCACCTTCACGCGGTCTTGGATAAGATGCAACGGGAACATACTTTTCATATGTACGTCTTGCAACAACGACACGCATTGAGTCACGAATTTCAAGACCGAATTTGCTAAAGAATTCACCAGGCCCTTCAAATCCTGCAACGGATTGCAAATACATTTCCATAGGATATGCAGAGTCGTATAATTTTACTGGATCTTCACCATATATTCCATCTTCAGAACTTAAAGACTTTCTTGGAACGTAATATACATCCGAGCCATACTGCTTGATTGATTCAATTATCAAATCTTCTACAAGAAGCTGTTCGGGTGTAATTACACCAGGATAGTTGTTGAAATAATGATTGGTTGCCATATCAACCCAATATAAACTCTGGTGGAACTTCGTACTTGTCTTGCATCTCTTGTTCTAATGTAGCAATCTCAGTTTCAGCTTCATCGTATATCTGTTGACCATTTAGCTGGACGCCGCCGGGCAACTGAATACCACCAAACTTCTTCAGATTCAATCCCCATTGACGCTTAATCAATGCGGTTGCGTATCTCTTCAACCAACGATCATTATACACATCATTGTAAGAATCTGGGTCAACAATTCTATAGGCTTCTATGATCAAGTATTCATTTGTTTGAATATCAGTTCCCCATTGAAGATCAATATACAATCTATTTTGATGACGATTGAAACGAATTGGTTGCTCGCCAGAAAATAGCATGTCCAACGTGCGAAGATGCTGCTGTGTCAATACGAAATTAACATATGATGTTGATGTGAAGTCATATAGTTCATGTAGACGAAGTTGATAACGAAGATCAAACATATTGACAGTTGCATTTGTTGATGATAATGGAAATATTCTTGTTACACCTGTAATTAAATCAGATGCACCATAGATTGTAATAGGAACAGAATTTGCACTTGATGAGAACGCAGAGTTCATCACCATTGAACCCTTGTCAGTTATCGCGGATACTGTTTTTGTTTCACCGTTGATTGTGAGTTGTGTTACACCTGCGGTAAATTCTGCGGCAAAGTTTGTACCTGAACCAGTAACTGTTGCATTTCCAGAAACAACTGTGGCTGCACCAGATGCTTGAGTCATGTCAATATATTGACGATCAATATCCGTTTGCGTTACAAGATGCTT